ACCAATGAAATCCATTAGTTGCTACGTTACTGATTACTTCCTTTTCTCGAACATCAATAACTTCATTTGAGTCGCTAAGTTTGACGTAACTGTTCTTTGGACTTGATGAATGGAATGTTCCAAGAACTCCGTCAACGGCATTTATCTCACAGAACTTTTCCAACAATGCAAAATTATAGTCTTCGATAATTTGGTCGCAGTTTGTTATAATAAGAGGAAGTTGAATATCTGTCTGAACCACACCAATAAGACTTGAATCGGCCGGGCCTTGTGGAACGTAATCTATGTCGATTATTTGATAGTCACTTCGGTTGAAAATTTTGTTTAATTTACTTTCAAATTCGGTAATATCCAATTGCTTCCTATTAACTATGAAAGTAAAGAAAAATGAATGGTGACTGAATTGGTTAACTTGATTTAGATTGGCAATCACATACTCAATCATCGTCTTATTACCAAGTGGTAAGAACGGCTTTGGTAATTTATATCCACAATCTGAAAATCTTTTTCCAAGACCTGCCATCGGAATTACTATATTTATCTTACTCATATTTATAACCTATTGACTTCAATTTTAACTGATTTACCCTGTCTGTCAATCCTTTTTCTAAGAAATATCTATCCATCTCCTGTTGGGCAAGAATATTATAATTGGATAATTTAGGATTGTCTTTGACTGTTCCATTTCCAATGTGAACTATAGGAAGCCAATCACATACGCCAATTTTCCATTTATTATCTTCACAAATCAAACCAGTCATGATGTCTTGAACCCAGCCATAAGTGCTTCCAAAAGATTGAACTTTTTCGGCAAATTCTCGTTTCATGAAAGCACACTGATAATCTACAAACGGAACTTCTCTTAATGCGGTAGAATTAAAACAATGCATCTGTTTCCAATATGTTTGTGCCTTTTCAGGTTGAATAACACACGGAGAAACAATCATTAAATCTTCTCTGCTAAATAATTGTTGTCTAAGAGTTTTTATGAAATTATAACCATGTAATACCAAATCTGAATTTAGGAGAACAAAAGAATCGTATTCTTTATTTTCTATAAATAATTGAAGTGCCAAATCTAATCCTGTTCCATAACCACCCCACTCTTCGGATTTCCATGTAGTATATTTACTCGATTTACCTTCATCACTACCGTTATCAAGAACGGCAAGAGTATAATTTCCCGACTGTTGGTATGGAAATAACATTTCATACAAATTATCAGTATAGTGAGTTGTATTATAATGCAAGATAATTATCAACGATTTATTCATAATGATTGTAATTTTAATTGGTTTCCTTTTTTAAAATTATTCCAGTCAGACTCCCAAATATATTTTACATTATAACCGAGAGATTTTAATTTATTGAGTTTATCGAAAGTTTCTCTGTAAAGTTGTCCGAAGGTTTTGTGACAGATTTGATTATAGTCGTTCGGCTTATATTTTTCTGGATTTCCGTGATAATAATCCCCAAGAAATTCATATATAGTTTTATTTTTTAAACCATCTACTTTTTTTAGACATATTTTTACTTGTCTATTTTTGTTAGTATTTGGAATTTTTAAATAATCTAAAAATTCTTGTTCTGGATTTGATATTCTATGAGTGCATTTTGGACATCCACTTTTGTTTGATAGATGATAATTTGGAATTTGAAAAAATGATTCGTGTTTATTACATATGATATTAACAGGAGTAGAGACGTTTATATAATTCGTCATTGAATAATCATATTTATTCCCATGAATTTTTTTGGCTTTTTTAATGAATTCTTTGGTATTAGATTTTGTTAATTGTCTATTATAATCAGTTGCACATTTTTTACATCCGTATCCATATAAATGACTATTTGGAGTTTGTTTAAAATCGCCATGAATCGGGCATATTATTGTAATTTTTTTTATCGCTCTTTTATAATTGGTTTTAGAATAATTGTATTTATCACCGTGAATTTTTTTGGCTTTTTTAATAAAATTTTCTGTATTAGAAACTCTTCGTTCATTATAACATTTTTTACATCCTCTTCCTCTTAAATGTTCATGTGGTAATATATTAAATTTTCCGTGTTTTGGACATAATATATTTATTTTAATATGAGAATGTATATAATGGGTATTAGAATAATCATATTTATTTTTATGAATGATATTTAATTGTTTTATGAATCCCGATGTATTCCATTTACAATATTTTCTTCGCTTTTCGTTTCCAGTATCTTCGCATGGATTTCCTGTTACATTCTTCTTTATGTCGCTGATAATATCGTTTGGAACGATTATTTGACTGTTCGGCAAGTTCTTCTTTGGTTCGATTAAGTTTTTTTCTTCCCATAAAATTGATGTGGTATTATCCATACCATATAAATATAAAGTGAAAGAATAAAACGTGAAAGAATATTAATTATATTTTAGACCTATACCCATGTGAGTATCATCGCAAATGAACTCTTTATCAAATATTATTTTATTGTCTTCGAGGGCTTTATAAACCCCCATAATGTTAATTTGAATTTCTCTTGGTCTAATATCATGAAATCCTAAAATTTTAGTTGATAAAGAAGAATAAAGATGAATATCTTTGGTTATGCCGTCATAAGTGTGGTCGGCATCAATAAATACAAAATTGAAATCGGATTTTTCTTTTACTACTTCTTCTTTTGTAGAAATTAATTGTGAATTTTTATCAAATAGTTTAAATTTAAACCCCTGTTCCAAATAGTATTTTTGAACATTTTTTAAATCTTTATTCTGGCAATCGTGTTTTAACCAAGTAACGGTGTAATATTCGCCGTGCTTATTATTCAATTTACACCACTCAAAAAAGGCTATAGCCCAAAGTCCTTTAAATGCTCCTATTTCTAACATAGTAGGAATTTCTTCATTTTTTAGAATATCTCCTACAGAGTTCCAAGCATTATAAAACTCATACGGTTTTTGAGAACCATCAAACCAAACATCGCATGGTTTTTCTAATTTATCTAATGGTTGTATGATTTTACAATATGTTTCAACAATATTAGTTGTCAATTGAGATGTGTAAACATCATTTTTATTCATGATAAATCAATTTGTCAATACAGACCAACCTCTTCCAGTAAGAATTGATGCGCTAGCATGACCAGCGGAACTTGGTGCTGAATTTCCTGGGTCATCAACATATACAGTTCCATTTGATTTTCCACCATTGACTAATGACCCCAAAATACTATCTACCGAAGATTGATTTAATGAATTAAATCTAGCATTCAAATATGTTATAGATGAAGATACTGACATTGTTAATGAAGTTAAACTATTTTGATAAGGTAAAAACGTAAGTAATGATGTAAGCGTTGATATATCAAGAGTTGTTAATGAATTTTCATAACAATCTAATGTTACCAACGAAGTAGAACCACTTAAAAGTAAAGATGTCAAACTATTATTTGAAACATCTAACGAAGTCATATTTACACAATTTAATCCCTCTACAGAAGACCAACCAGATGATGCTTCATTAATAGAATCTGAGGGATTAAATATTATATACAAACTATTTCCTGAACCGGAGAATATTAAATCATTATTTACAGGAACACCATATGCAACAGATGTTAGTGACCCGCTTGTAAATTGAAATGTGGCAAAAGAATACGATGCTGATACTATTGGATTTATATATTCGCTTCCAACATTATTAAAACTGAATAATGTTGCCTGTGTAGTTATACCTCCAAAGTTTGATACATTTTGAGCATATGACGCCGATATAGAATATGAAGCACTTGTTGGTATAACATAACTGCAAGATGAACTCGATGTTATTTCTGATAGTGGAAGGTATAAATTTGACATAATATTTTAACCTATAAATATATTATGTGATGATAAAACTGTAAATTATTTCAAAATTATTATTAATCATAAATTACTGGTCTAGGAAACATGACAATGAACTTACCACTGAAAATTGGTTTCAATGAAGTTCTGATATAGTTAGCAAAATTATGTGCTAAAATTACGACATAATCCGGTTGGTTATCAATAAGATGTTGTCTCTTGACAATTTCAATTCCTGTTCCTGGCATGAATTTGCCTTGCTTTGTATCAGTGTCATCCACGATGTAATCTATGATTTCATGATTGATTCCGGTGGCGTTTAAGAATGTGCATCCTTTTGCCGCCGCACCGAAAGCAGCAATTTTCTTACCAGACTCTTTTAGGTCTGTCAGAAACTTTTTACTTTCAATGGCGTGAGTTTTCATATTCTCACCCCAAACTTTGTAAAAATTGTTATCAAATATTTTTTCTTTTTCCAAAACTCTTGCCACACTTTCTGGAACAAAATCATTATCCTTGTTTCTTTTCTGACTGATAATACGAAGACTTCCACCGTGAATACTTCTTTCGGAAACGTCAAGTATTCTGAATCCTCTGTCATTGAATAATTTGAACAATGGAGTCAATAGATAGTAATAGATGTGTTCATGATACACTTGGTCGTATTGATACGTTTCCAAATCATGCCCCCAATAAGGGAATTCCAAACACCAAATGCCATCGTCTCTTAAAGCGTGCCAAACTCCACTGGCAAAGTTACCAATCGGTTCGGTGTGTTGAAAGACGTTAGTGGATGTAATAACCTTACAAGTCCCATTCATCTGGGCTCCTACTGTAGCGTCCCACATTTTTGTAAGTGTGATGATTCCTTTGTCTCTTGAGATTTTACTGATGTTTTCTGATGGGTCAACGTTTATGGTATCAATAGGTCTTCCAGATTTAGTTTTGAAAGTTGAAAGCAATGTTCCATCATTACCACCAATATCAACAAATCTGTCGTGGTCATTGATTATTACAAATTTTGAAATGTATTCATACATTTCTTTGCAGTGTTCGATGTATGGTTGACTGGTTCCTGATTTATAAACGTAGTGAGCAAACAAAATTTCAGGTTTGATTGCAACGGACAACATTGAAAGTTTACTATCTGGGTAATAATTGACTACAAGAGGATGCCTTGGACAATCCAAAGATTCTTGTTTTGTATTATTCAGATTGTTTACCAAAGGCATTGGCCCAAAATCCAAATAAGAAAATTTATCTGTTGAGACTGTCACCGGACATTGAAATAATTCTTTGTAGTCTTTATTCATATTTTACTTTCTGTAAACAAACATTACGTCATCATATCGGCCCTTTAATTTACGGTTATCAATGACTTCTGCTGTTGGGTCTAATGCTCTTAATAAATCACCTTCTTTATCCAAATCTTGAACGTCTTCAATGACATACAATCCACCTTTTTTCAACTTTGGAAAGTATATTGGAAATCTCAAAACTTGATGTTGAACTTCATGACTTGCATCGTCAATAATAATATCAAATTCCAGATTTGAAAAATATTTTTCAATGATGCTTGGGTCATTTCCATCATGAATGACCGGATTCACTTCTTCGGTGAATTGTAGGACGTTTCTGATGTCAACACCATAAATTGTAGCTTTGTCAAAATAGGCTCTCCACAATGCCAGACTATATCCAAAGTCAATACCGACTTCCAATAGATTTATTGGTTGGTTACGATATGGTTTGAATAATTCTGCGTAACTATCCACATAAGCATGAGTAGTTCCCTTGTCTGTATTCCATCCAGCCGCAAGAACATCCTGATAAATTTCCTGAAAGGTTTTATCATTATTATTCAAGTCTCGTATTTTTGGTTTATACGCCGCCTGTTTTATTACCCACTCACTCATGATACTTTGTGTCCAAGATTATCTTCAACACTAAATTGTTGATTATATCGTTGATTCGTTTTTATTTGTGTTTCGATTGTTTTATCGTGATAAAGAGCCAAATCTTCATTTGCTGGTAGAAAAGCATATTGGGTATGACCGATAATTTTTTCATGTAGCTTTCTATCCCACTTGATTCTATTCACGTCTCTCTTATAAATTCGACTCTGATAATCAGGCCAATTTACAATAGGTCTATTTTCGTATGTTGGTGAAGGTGATAATCTCCATCCCCACTTTCTTGCTTCTTCTGGCGTGACGCCCCTGAAATCGTTGATTCTAGGAACGTATATCATTTCCATCATCAAATTTGTTTCGATGATTTCTCTTATGTTAAAAATAAGAGTATCTGCTGGATTTTCATCGGCATCAATTTGAAATATCCAATCGCCGGTGCATTTTTCATTACCAAAGTTTTTATGTGCTCCATAATCCCCATTCAACCTATGGAGATATGTAAAAACATCATGATTTTTACAAACATCGGTCATGATTTGTGCCGTTTTAAGATTGTCTGAATGGTCATCTAAAATAACTATTTCGTCTCCAGCGGCCCGATTATTGACCAACTTTTCTAATAGTCGAATCAACGTATCGGTTTCATTGTGAACAGTAATTAAATATGATAATTTCATTAGGCAGTAGGAGTCTCCGCCGGCTTGACTACCTTCTTCAATTTTGGAAGAATGAGTTTTTGCTCGGTGGCAAACTTAGGAACGTTGTTATCCAAAAATTCCCAAAACTTCTTATCCATTGCTTGTGTTGAGAAGTTGACTTCATTTTGTTTACGAAGTTCTTCTGCCTTTTCAAGATATGGGCGGTAGAAGTGGAAACAATTCTTCATAGATTCTGATGCTTTGGAGTAATTCACATTAAACCAAGCCGAATCCTTGATTAACCATTCATTTACACATTCTGGAGGCAAAGGTTTAACTTCACCGTCGAGTAACTTACAATATCTGTGGTCGAGGAAATCCAAATGACCACTCCAATTAGAAGCGAGAACTGGCTTACCACTCAATGATGACAAAAGCAATGGCATACCGAATCCTTCACCATGAGTGAATGATACGTGTGCTTTAATCTTTGGATGGTTATACAAAGCATTCATTTCTGATTCTGTCAATTCACCATACAAAAGATAAACGTTTGGAAGGTCAGTAGTTCCTTTTTCCTTCTGAACAATTTCTTTTACAGTCTTCAAACGATTAACCATATCGTGTTTATCCATATTACAAATGGCAGCACCACTTGTCTTGATAATCAACGCAGGTTTTGGCTTGGCTCCCATATTGGCAAAAGTTCCCAAGAAAGTCTTGATAAGACCTCCAATGTCCTTTCTATCAGAAAATAATCCGCCGCCAGTCCATTGACCAACAAACAGAAAATTAAAGTCTTCCTTTACAGCTTCCAATTCAATTTCCACTTTTGGTTCAAATGATTTGCCTGTTCCATAGATTGAAGTGTCGGCTCCCCAAAACAAAGCTTCCATAGGTTTGAGAGATTTCAATTCTTGACCAGGAATTACTTGTTTTGTCTGTTCATCCATTTTTTGATAGGATGCTTCTTGAAACACCTTCTTAGCATGATTAGATGTGACAAGATTGGCGTTCATACGATTCAATCCTTCAATCCAATCAGGACGTGCTATAGTTGTCTCGATTCCTGCCGTTACCCCAATATTATACTTTGCCGGTGCTTGAAATTCGTTTGGAATAGAACACTGAATAAACAATTCGGGTTGTTTGTTAATTGGTTGTCTTATAACTCTTTTAAAAAGTTCTTGTTCTAATGGGTCTGTAATATCTTCTGCTAAATATTTTCTCGAACATCCGCCCCATCTGGTAGGAACCATCAATAAGTCATATTTATCATACCGCAGAAGACTTTTTGCTAACGCTAATCCTAAATCGCCATAGCCTGAACGTGTCCAGGCAGGGGATTGAAATATACATATTGGTTTACTCATATATTATTTTATTCCTAATTCTTTTTCTGTTATTATTCTAAATTTATATCCATTTTCTTTACAATACTTTCTTCCCGCCTTTAATTTTATTTTTGTGTTTAAATAATTTGATTTTATTATTTTTCTCGGTTTGACTTCTTCTATGATTTTATTATCAATTAAGAAATCAGGAATATAATGATGAATTTCATTTTTATTGTCTTTATACGGAATTGCTATTTTGTGGTGTTTTGTCCATATAACTTTCATTTCATCCAATTGTTCCATTCTTATAAGTTCGTAAGAACTGTCATAGTGTTCTTTGTTTCCTGTAACTTTTGATTTATAATATCCTTTAGTATATAAATTTGAATGATGTAATCCTTTACTTGCTTTGTTCAAATTTCCACATTTGGAAGAACAACATCTATATCGGATTTCATTTTGTTGGACATAAAATTTAGAGTTACACCATTCACAAATTTTATAAATCCCCGATTTTGGAACTGGAGGATGTTCTTTTTGATATTTAAATTTACATTCATTACTACAAAATCTAAATGCTCTTCCTTTTTTGCCTCTTGTTGTCGGTGTAAAATGTTTATCGCATATTTCACACTTTTTTATTATTTTCATTAATATACTCCGTTATGATTTTCTCCAACACCCACCGTATCTTTAAACCGTTTTTGTCACAATGTTCCTTTAGAGATTTATATACATCACCAGTAACACTAACGGTTTTGCGGTCATCATTTTGTTTCATAACAATAAATATACAGAAAAATACAAAAACACACAAAAATATTTTATTTATTTAGTTTTTCTACAATATTTTTGGTATAGATAGAACATAACTCAGCTTCATAGTCTTGGCCGATTATATCTTGATTTAAAGGATTTAATTCCGGATGATTTTCAACAAAGTTTATGTAGTCTTTATACAACCAATCTGCGGTTGGTAAAGTTTTAACGTCTTCATTAAATAATTTTCTTACAATTGGCAATATAGTTCCACAAATCATTTCTGATTTTGGTGTAGTATTATTTTGATACTTTTTAAGTAGAAGATTGCCGACATCTTCCAATAAATTTGCGCACAACGTCTTCTTCTTTCCTTTTATATATTTTAAAAGTCCTGTCTTTTCCCATTTAATAACATTTTCAGTTTTCATAATTATTGTATTAGTTTTTCTCTTTCACGGACAATAGTTTCATATTTTGGTGGGGCTGGAACTTCTGCTCCAGCATCCTTCCATCGTTGGACAAGGGTGTTAGCCTCTTTCGGTGATTCTACTTTTTTTTTATTATCGGTGCTTCCAAAACCACCTTGACCACGTTCTGTGGTATTCAATTCACTCACAACGCTTACATTCACGTTGTTATAGAATTCAAATATGATTTGGGCGATTGCCGTTTCTTTTCCATCTTTTACAACTGGAACTGATACGTCTTCATTGCTAAGATTTATAAGAACTACTCCAACTTCGTTTCTATAATCTTCGTCAATGACTCCTGCCATAACGTCAAGACCTTGTTTGAAAGCCAGACCACTTCGAGGAGCAATACGACCATACATTCCACTTGGAATTGACATAGCCAAACCGGTCTTGAATAATTTACGTTCAAGTGGTTTTAGTGTGTATTTCTCTGTTGAATAAAGGTCATAACCTGCGGATTGAGGACTTCCTTTTGAGGGAACTACAGCTAACTCGTTGAGTTTTTTTATTTCTAATATAGAATTCATATAGTTTATTGTATCCACACTTCAATTTATTTTCAAGTTTTTATACTATTGACGAACCACTTATTTCTACGTTTTTTCTATAGAACGGATTATAGGTTCCTGTATATTCTTGTTTTGACGTTGCACGTTTCATTATTTCTAATGCTTCCGGTTCTTGTATTTGTTGCCGTATCGAACCAGATGCCGGCCATTCTCTCACATATGAATTATGTGTTTTATTATGATACAGTTTAACTGTATCCCCATATGGGCCAGGTATGTCTGTATCGTATCGTATTACATTTCCATCATTTTGTAAAAATAATAATTTTTCGTAATGATTCATAATTTTATTTCCTTTTTAATATAAACCTAAAATTAAATTTATTATCACCGTAAAATTCTTTCATCTCATCTTTATTTGTAATATTTTTAATTACATTTCCATTATTATAATCTATAACTAACATACTATGAGAATCATTTGTTTTTACGTAATCGTTAAATAAACTTGTCCAAAAATTAAACCCCATATCCGATTGAATTTTATCTGATATTATGATGGCTTCTTTTGGAATAATTTCCTTATTAAACCAGTATCTTACCAATCCTTTATTATATTTACCATTCCATAATTCTTTATTTTCAATTCCTTTTATTGGTGATGTTATTCTTTCAAAACTATGGCATGCACATATATGGGGTTGATTTTTATCCAATAGATAATAAGTTTCTATATTATTTTCCTTTTCTGTAAATAATCTATAATTTTCCCAATTTCCTAAAAAATTCCCATGCTTTTCAATTTGCAATCCTTCATAATTATTTGTTACATAATCATCCATTCTAAATGGCGTGTTGTGTGGGAGTCTTAAGGGCATTTCAACTAAATTATACATCTCAGTAATGTATGATTTAAAATCAAAATTGTATGGGTCAAATTCTTTATTCATACATCCAATTCTTTTTCCGTTATTATTCTGAATTGATACCCATTTTTATTACAAAATTTTATAGCGGACTGATGTTTTAATAAATTGTTATCCATTTTAGAGTTTACTAAATTTTTTGGTTTAACTTCTTCTATGATTTTATCATTTACTAAAAAGTCAGGAACATAATTTCTTTTTCTTCCATCATTATCTGTATATGGTATTCTAATACCATGATTTTTTGTCCATCTTACTTTCATCCCATCTAACTGTTTCATTCGTTTTTCTTCATATGAAGAACCAAACCACTCTTTATTACCGTCTTTTGTTTTATACCATCCTTGTTTGTAGAAATTTCGTTTCGGATTTATTTCTCCAGATGCAATCTTCCTTGCCAGAGTTTTAGATGCTTTTGGGTTTGGTTTTCCTGTTTTGTAAATATAATGACATCTTCGACCACAAAAATTATGTGTTTTTTTATTATGTATTTTAGTATAAAATTGTTTACCACATTGAATACACGTCTTATTAATTCCTGTTTTCTTTTGTTGTGACCTACCTATACTACTACATTCTTTAGAACAATATTTATGTGATAATACTTGTTTTTTAAATTTTTGATTTGATATAAAATTTTTTCCACAAATAACGCAAATTTTATTTCTATATTTATTTAATGTTTCTTTTGATTTGTAAGAACACTTTTTAGAACAATATTTTGCCCATCCCATTTTTATCACAGATTCATTTTTAAAAAATTCTTTATTACAAATTTGACAATTACATTTTATCTTTGGTTTGGTTTTCATTGATATGCTCTGTTATGATTTTTTCCAATAACCACCGTATCTTTAAACCATTTTTGTCACAATATTCCTTTAAAGATTTATAAATCTCGTCTGGAATATTAACGGTTCTACGTTTTTTGTTCATAACAATAAATATAATGAAAAATTCAAAAACACTCAAAAATGTTCACTTATCTTTAACATGAATATAAGAACTCATCAATTTAATATTAACTTCGATAATTGGTTTTACGTCTGTATCCATGGTCATATAGAAAATCATACCAACGCCTTTCTGGTCATTTAAAACGTCGGTTATTTGTTTTTCTATTCCTTCTTTAGAATATAGATAATTATCTTTTTTCGCACATATGTCTTGAGTTGGTTTAACAATATTATAGAAATATTCTACAAGTTCGTCTTTTGTTCCACATACAATTTTATTTTCTTTCATACTACCTCCAATAGTTGTTGTTTTATTTTTTCTTGGTCAATGACAGGAATTTCAAATCCCATTCCACCTGGCATCAAATTACCGACATAATCTTTTTCGGTAAAGATACCAAATGTTTTGACGGGTTTGAAATTCTTCAATGTATAATCCATACACTTAACGAACTGCATACACATATTTTTACTATTAATACCACCTTCATTCAAAGCCCATTGACGACCCTTCATACCAAAGAGTTCACGTTTATCGGCACCAGCAAGATACCAATACATCATACCTTCAGCGGCGTCTTGCCAACGAGACATATCATCAAAGATGTATGGAGTTGGGATAGAACCCTGAACACATTGAGAAGTGGGATATACAGGATATGCCCATACACCGTGTTTCTTGTATTTGCCGACATTGTTTGAACCAAAGTGCAAATCAAATACAATTGGTGAACCATCATCTTGAACTTGTCCAGTTTGGTCTTGAAGACCGCCCGTGACTGCCACAATGATTGGAGTTCCGGCCATCAACGATTCTGCGGTTGATAATCCAAATCCTTCATTAGATGAAAGATTGATAGTAACGTCTGCGATGTTATACATCACATTCATGTCTTCCGGTGTATATTTTGCCGTAGAGAATACGACATCATATTCAGGACAGAATGCTTCCTTGACTGCAGCCAAATCTGTGCCTGCGTCTTGACGAACTTCGGTGTGAAGAACCATTACACATTTTGCTGATTTCTCTTTTGGAAGATTGTCACAAAATGCCTTATAAGCCAACATGATGTTGCTTGTTCTCTTTCTTTGAACGTTTCTTGAATTGTAAAAGATTACAAATTCATAATTCTTATCACCAAAGATTTCCTTACGTCGTCTCTTCAAAATTGAGTCGTCTGATGGAATTGGATGAAATACTTCACTATTGATTCCGTGTGGAACGTAGTGTAATACTGTTTTGTTAGTTGTATTTTCAGAATCAATGGTGGCTACTTTGTCTTCGCCGCCCAATACCCACTTGTTGATGTTGTAGGTTTGTTTGCTGATTGACATCAACAAATCACATGATTCATAATACGGTCTGTTATACATTGGATACGGAACGTCGTCCCAAATGTTTAGATAGGTCAAAGGAATCTTTGAACGAATCTGTCTTTCAATAGCATACAACCATCCCCAAAATCTAGGGTCGGTGAAGTGCATAATTGCCGAAGGTTTTTCTCTTTCCATTATGTTGAAAAGAAGTTCTTCATTTCCATAACCATCGACAGGATACAAAGTCACCTTGGCATCTTTGACGCCGGTGATTTGTGCTGACGCCGCATCCATGTTGATTACCTTGCCTTTGTCAGGGTGCTGAATTGCACCGGCAATCTGAACCCAATCGTAACTTGCTACAGTTCCGAGAACGAGTTCTCTTGACATAGTTGCTACGCCAGAGTGCATTCTTAAATCATCTGACAACAGTAGAATTTTTGGTTTAGCCATAACAAATTAAAATCTTAGGAACCGAATGAACCAGTGGTGCTTAGAACAGGAATAACGAAGTTATTCACCAATGAACGAAATGATGTGTCATCTACATAAAGATGAACGCATTTGTCCACGAACGTTTGGAGGGTGAGACTGTTTTGAATCCCTAAAATCTTAAAAGAATCGTAGAGGTCTTTTTCAATCTTTACCGTAGTTGCTATTTTTGTTTTCATATACAATATGTGATTACATTAACACATTAGTATGGTTTAATGTATATGAATAATTGTCTGAAAGGAAATCCAAACAATTTTTTTATTTTGAAAAAGTTTTTATTGATTTGATATTATTAGATTTTCCGTCATACATAATTTCAATTAATTTACATTTTAAATGATTTATGATTTTTTCTTGTCTAATAATGTCTTTTGATTTTAGTCGGCCATCGCAATAATAATGGAATGGTTCATAACATTCTATTACAACATTGTTTTCTTTATCATATCCATCTAACCACACGACCAAATCTTTAATGAATATTTCTCCACCATTTAACGCATGTTGAAAATTATATCCGTTTTGTTTTCCATATTCATCTATTATTTTACACGCATTAGGATTAAACGATGGAATATTTGGAAAATTGATATTATTTTTTCTAACGTTTTCTTTACATGCACAAGATTTACATAATCGGTGTTTATTTTTATTCACATAATGTAAAGATGTATTTTTTATAATTTTATTACATTTTGGACAATTTCTTTCTATATTTTTAGATTTGATAGTTTTTCCATGAATTCTATTGTGTAATATTCCATATAATAGTAATTCTTTTTGATGTGGATAATTATTTTTAGCCGCACACGATTTACACAATCTATTATTTAAAATTGTTCTATAATATGGTCGTGGTTTATTACATTTAGGACATTCTATTGATATTTTTTTCTTTTCTTCTTTTGATATATGCCCTCTATTTTTATGTGATGATTTTGATGCACAAAAAAGACATAATGAATTTTTGTTAATAGATTCATTATAATATTTTTCACTAGAAACGATAATATCATTTTGACACTTCGGACATTTTCTTATCCACTTCTTTTTTCCTCCAATAATCTTCCATCCGTTTTTGCTTGATTCGCTCTTTGTGTCGTTCGTAATACAATCTATCGTCTTTTCGTTTAGATTCTCGCTTTTGTTTTTTGGTGACATATAATTTCTTTCTTCCCATATGAATTCTTTCTCTTTTAATAAGTATATTTCACGGAACAAAAAACACGGAAAATTATTCAATTTCTATGTCAGATTTTTTAGGAAAACAGTTTTTTCCTTTGTGAACGCAATATTTACAATTTTTATAAGCCTTCCCTGGATTTTTTAAATAAACTTTTTCATCTGTAATGAATGTTCCGTTCTCGGTAAAACATTCAGTCACAAACTCCGAAAAATGATTCAACGATTTAGCGACGGATTTTTGGTCATTCTTTGGGATAAAAGTTTGAATTCTACTTTGTGGAAAAGCATAATTTTCCCAAAGTTTCCTTCGAAGAATAAAAAACTCCACATCTATCATATCAATATTCACATCATATTTTCGACTAAAAAATGCTTTGTATAAAAGAACTTGGTAATATTTTTCAGGATTTTCAGTTTGATATCTATTCCAACCACTTGTTGAAGTTTTGATATCAATAATTCTGTATCTGCCTGTTGCCTTTTCCTTTAACACCAAATCAATGTAACAAACAAACTCAATGTTCTGTTTGATAGGCATGATGATTTCATCTTCAACACCAATGAACTCATATTTTCCTGATGGGAAATGTTTGATACGATTCGTCATGTTGGTGAATGACGTAATAATGTTGGCGGCGTCTTCAATGTATTCCTTACGGACTTCTGGAGTGATTTCTATTGGTTTAGCTTTCTTCTCACCACCGGCAAGTTCTCTGTCAAACGCAGCTAAAAAGATGGCGTTCAAATCATGAGAGTCGGCTTCCTTCGCAGATTTCTTATACAATGTTTCAATATAGAGTTGAATTGCTTCGTGCATTGCTGTTCCGAAACAAGTGCTAACACTATCTTCAAATGTTCGTAAACCCTTAACATTATCAAGAAACCAACGATGCCTGCAACGATACCAATTAGCGAATTGTGAATAGGATACTCTTTTTTTATCTCCTTTTGGAGTTTTTTTAGATGTTGACATATAAAAATATTATCATAAAAAGAATACAAATTCAATTTATTTTAATGTTTTTACGTTGGTTTCGATTACTTTTTTCTAATCTGTTTTTATAAATTTCATTTAAATTTTTTGGAAATGAAAATTTCGAATCGCATTTTCCAAAGCATATCCATCCATTGGCCGAATATCTTGTTCCATTATATATTCCACCAATTTCTTTATTTTTAAAATTAAATTTATGACAAAATACGTTTATTGGAATGATAAATTTTCCGTGTTGTTTGTGATAAAATGCAAATAGCGGTCGGTTGGAATTTATTTTGGTTTTATAAATTTCATTTATATTATTTAAATGTTTAAATTTTTTATTAAACTTTTCTAAAAATATCCAATTTTTATGTTTATTTAATTCATTTCTACACATTTTATTTACTGATGTATAGATTAAATTAAATTTATTACATAAAGTTTTTTGGTCTTCTATAATATATCCGTAAGTTGGATGATAAAAGACATATTTTCCAGAATATGCTGGATGATTTTCTCCAGAAAATGCATTAGATATTTTTTCTTTTGCTTCTTTTGTGTGTTTATATCCGAATGTAGAATTAGCAAACTTATTTATATTATATTCTGGATTTAAAGTATCTATATAATATTGTTCTCTGTTTACACATCTATCTATGTCACACATTTCAAGAACGGAAAATTCAAAATTGTCTTCTCCATATTTATTCCAAGAATTTTGTAAATGTTGATTGCTATGTCGATTATGTCTTAAATGACATCTATGTGTTATACATCTGTATTTTAATACTCCTGTGGTCGAACCTATGTAACATTTATTATTTACCAAGTTTTGTATTTTATACACCCCACATTTTATTTTATTGTCAATTAAAATTTTCATATAATAATAAATATGTTCAATATTTAAAAATACCACAAATATCTACATTTAAATCATAATCAATTTAACAAGTATTATCAACTATTTATACCGAATGAAATACAAGTCGATTTTTATATCAGATGTGCATTTGGGTATGAAATACTCAAGAGTAAAAGAATTGTTGGAATTCTTAAAAGCCAATGAATGTGATACTCTTTATCTGGTTGGAGATATTATAGATGGTTGGGCTTTAAGTCGTAAATGGTATTGGAACGCTGATTATAATTTATTAGTTCAGAAGTTATTGAGAAAATCAAGACATGGGACTAGAATTGTCTATTTAACAGGCAACCACGATGATTTTTTAAGAAGATTTGGAAATTATCTGAACATGGGCAATATTGAAGTTGTTAACGATATAATTCATACTTCGCCTAATGGAAAAAAATATTTGGTGATACACGGTGATGTGTTTGATGGTATTTTATCATCTATGAAAATAGTGAGTCATGTTGGTAGTTGGTTGTATGATGTTCTTTTATCTATGAATTCTGCTTTTAATAAAGTTCGTAGTTGGTTTGGAATGGAATATTGGTCATTGTCACATCACATAAAAGTTAACACAAAAGAAGCAGTTAAGTTTTGCTTTAAATTTGAAAATGCCTTGGTAGAAGCAGCTAGAGGCGAGGGTGTTGATGGTGTTATATGTGGTCACATACATTATCCTTGTCAAAAGGTGATAAAAGGTATAGAATATCACAATACAGGTTGTTGGATTGAACTAGCAACCGCGTTGGTAGAACATGAGGATGGAAGATTGGAATTAATTGATTTGGATAAAAAAATATGAAATGGTTAAGAGTATTAGTAATAAACGGTATGTTGGGATTGATGAATCCCGAATTAGCTGCTGGTGCGGACATATACACAAACGGTGTATATTGTGAACAAGGAAAGACAGTCGAAATAGACAAAGCAATCCATGAAATCACACCGACAAATAAACCTGAAATTTTGTATTTCTCCAATGACTTGATTGTTAAGGTGAATACAAATTCCGATTTCATGGTAAACAGTTTCTTTCAGAACGTATTGAATACAAATTCAACTCCTGAGAAATTAAAGGCACCTACTCATAATTTTGCTGCCACTCTGAATAAAGGAACTGCCATCGTGACCTACAACGTCGGCGATGAAAATTCATCATGCACAATCTCAACGCCGTTCACAGACCACGAACTATCAAAGGGAACGTTTTATTTTCAGGTGAGTGATAATAAGGTAATTGTTTTTACTATTGATGGGTCATTAAAATCCACAAGTGGCAACAGTCGTAGCACCACAACCACACCAACTGGCTATGCTGTCATCGCTGTTCAGAATGACAGTAATGGTATTCTCGACTCCAAGGTTTCTTTTTATACTGACAAGGTAAAACAATCTGTCATTGATAAATTAACTGTTGAATCCAAGGATGTTACGAATTTAAAAAATTCTATTATGTTTATAAGAATTGACGGCAAAACCACCGGCGTTGTTATAAATTGACTTCTCCCCTCTGATGGGTACACTTGGTAAAATGAGAATTAGCCAATTGGAATCATTGACAGAACAAGAACTGTCATTACTGCTTATTGTTTTACAAACTTTGGAACCAATAGAGTCTCCAAAATTTGAGATTAAAACACTCAAAGATATGTTATTCATAAAACATGAATCGCTTATTTCTAAACTTAAAAATCAAGAAAAAAATCTTAATGACGAGGGTAAGGCAGTATATCAAAGTCTAATATCCAAACTAACAAAAACAGTAGAACAGGAAATAGAAGATTATGAACGTGCCACAAAGCCAGAACTTACACAGTCAGAGTTTCAATTCTGAATTCGTTGAATTTGTGTGGAGAATTCCACATGACAAATCTATTCACAAAAAATTTCTTCTACACGTAGAGAAAGATTTATCCATTTACATGACATCGGAATGGATTCCTGCTGATGATAATCAACTGGGGTTCACCAATGTTACTGTATTTGATAGACAATGTAAATTGGATACCTTGGAAGAAGAAATGTTGAACCCTAAAAATTGGGATGTGGGAACTTTGCCACATGGGTATAATTACTTTTCAAATGGTAAAGATTTGGTAGAATTGGTGAAGGAGTCAATTGAATATCTAAAATAATGTATCAAAACATTTACATCAGCAGAAAAGATAATACTGTTCATCTATGGGATGATGAAAAAGGTTACAGAACGTTCCCATACGAAAAGTATGCGTATAAACGTCATCCCGGCGGCAACTTCAAATCTCTCTATGGTGATGAATTAGTAAGAGTCACCAACTACAACGACAAAGACCCAAATCTCTTCGAATCCGATGTTCCGGCCGAAATGAGAGTTCTTTTAGATTACTACAAGGATTCAGATGAGCCGTCAATAGGTCATCGGGTTGGTGTCATTGACATAGAAGTATCCACCGAAGGCGGGTTTCCAAATATGGAACTAGCCGACAAGGAAATTACAAGTATTTCCCTTTACGACTGTATTACAAGAACTTGTTATGTTTTTGTTCTTGATAAGGATGGTAAGGTAGAAAAAGATGAAAGTGAAGTTGATGCTTGGTTGCCTACCGATTGGAAAGTTCAGTCAGAAGAAGAAAGTAAGAAAATTAAAATCGTCACATTGCCTTATGACAGTGAAGACGATATGTTAATAAGTTTCATGGATAAATGGCAAGAATGTGCCTTTACCATAGTTACAGGTTGGAACGTAGATTTCTTCGATATGCCGTATCTATACACTCGTCTCAAGAGTTGTCTTACGGCCAAGGCGGCAAAATGCCTTTCTCCGATTGGAACTTGTTATCTCAATGCTTACAATAAAAAACTGACTATTGCAGGTATATCTGTAATGGATTACATTCTTTTGTATAAGAAATTCTTGGCTGGTAAAATGGAACCTACTTGGGCATTGGGGCCAATTGGTAAGAAGGTTGTTGGTTTCGGTAAGGTTCAATACCACGGAAATCTCAACGACTTATACAAGTCTGACATCAAGAAGTTTTTGGAGTATAACATCACTGACGTAAAAATCGTTGTGGCGATTGACGTTAAGTTAAAACTTATTGACCTTTACAGAAACATCTGTCACGTTGGTCATGTTCCTTACGAAAGTTTTCATATGCCGGCAAGATATCTTGACGGTGCTTCTTTGATGTATCTTCATAGAAATAATGTCATTGCCCCAAATAAGCCTGCTGGTGGACGTGAAGAATACGAAGAACAACAGGAAGATGGAGAAGAAGGATTTTCAGGTGCTTTCGTTAAAGAGCCGGTTCCAGGCCGATATGATTGGGTATTCGATTTGGATTTGACATCCATGTATCCTAATATCATCATTTCTTTGAATATTTCTCCTGAAACGAAGGTTGGTAAGATTATCAAGGCCGATTACAATGATGATTGTAAGGTTGAAAAACGTCGTTCTGTTCTCAAAGAGATTGATGAAATGGAAACGGAAATGAAAGAACGTCTTTGGTCAAATGAGGAAGGTAAGGAAGAATACATTCAGAAACGTTGTCGTGAGTTTGACATGGAATATCATGTTCGTGAAAAATTGGAACATTACCATCTTGGAACAACTGAATATAAGAAACCCGAATTCAAATCCTTGATAAAAGAGGCCAACTACAGTTTGAGTTCTAATGGTGTTTTATACCGTCAACCAGAAAAAAAGATTGTAGGAAAAATAATAAGGAAATAATATGAAACAAGTCGGATATTGGAGACAAAAAGAAGAATCTAATGAAAATTTGCCTTGGCCAACCGAAGGTAGATTGCCTTTGGAAACAAAACAAAAAGTTGTAGAATATTTGAATAGAGGAAAATTACAATCGGCCTGGATGGGATTTTCTAAATGTAGAATCTGTGGTAAAATGAACGGAACAACTTGTTTGACGGATGATGAATTTGTTTATCCAGACGGATATTCTCATTATATTATCGACCATAATATAATGCCGGATTTGGAATTATTGGCAAAAATATTATCTAATATTCAATCTTAATCATTTCTACACTATACTTATATATAGAAACCAACGAAAGGAAATAACATGGAAAAAGGTATAAGTAAATACGAAAAAACATTCAATATTGGGGATAAATTTGGAAAGTGGATTGTAACCGATTCTAAACCAATATTTTTAAATCATATGAAAGAATATTCAGTCAAAGTAAAATGTGATTGTGATAAAGGAACTGAAAGATATGTTTCGTGTAGAAAATTAAAAGCCGGAATATCTTGGGGATGTAATTGTGTTAGAAGAAAAAATAATAGTTGTTTTTGGAAAGGTGTTGGTGATATTCCAGGATGTTATTTAAGTAGAATGAAAAGAAATGCTAAAACTAAGGGCATAAAAGTTTCAATTGATGATGAATATTTGTGGAATTTATTTATTAAACAAAATAAAAAATGTGCTTTAACCGGATTGGATATTAAATTCGGTGGAAGAAACGATAAAATAACAGGAACTTATGAAGAAACTACAGCTTCACTTGATAGAATTGATTCTTCTAAAGGATATGTCAAAGGCAATATTCAGTGGGTTCACAAAGATATAAACATTATGAAAAATGATTTTAATGTTGATAAATTTAAAAAGTTGTGTAAGATGGTTATATCATATGGAAATTGAAATAGAATATAAAGGTTTGACAAAGAAGTTTTCAACAGAAGAAGAATTTAAAATCTTTTTAGTTGAAAATAAATTAGAACTTGATGATAATGATAATATTATAGAAACTGTTGGTATTGGTGTAGTGCCGACATTATTAAGTCTTTGGTTTTTGCAACGTAAGGAAATGAGAAAGAAAGCTGCCGAGTTTAGAAAAGCCGGCAACATTGAAAAGTATAATTTCTACAATCAACGCCAACAAGTTCAAAAGATTTTACTTAACTCGTTCTACGGTGTGTTGGGTCTTCCAATCTTCCGTTTCTATGATATTGATAACGCTGAAGCCGTAACCATGTCTGGAGTCGATATTATTCAGACCACATCAAAAGCCATTAACATTTACTATAAGAATGCTTTGGAAGTAGAAGAAGGTGATTGGGTTGTTTACAGCGATACAGATTCTTGTTTTGTTGACGCAGTTCCTATTATCAAAAAGAGATTTCCTGATATAAATTTTAATAACGATGATGAAATGACAAAGGCAATCATGAGTGTCACAACAGAAGTTCAGACTTATGTTAATAAGTTCTATGACATCATGGCCAAGAGATTTTTCAATATTCCAAAGCATACGTTTGACGCCAAACAGGAAGTTATCAGTAAGACTTCATTTTGGTTGGCAAAGAAACGTTACGCACAATGGATTATTCATAAAGAAGGTCATCTATTGGAAAAGCCTGAATTGGAAGTCAAGGGTATTGACGTTGTTAGAACATCGTTCCCTTCGGCATTCCGTAAGTTTATGGATTTATTTTTGAGAAAACTGTTGACCGCAGCACCAAAGGCGGAAATTGATGAAATGATTCTCAAGGCGAGAGAAGATGTAATAAAGACTTTGCCTGTCATTGAAATTGCCAAGAATACTTCTGTAAAATACGTAAGCCAAGATGGGGCCAATAATTATAATCCAGAGAGTAGAAGGCCATTTCATTTTGAGAATAAAACACCCGCCCAAGCGAAGGCAGCACTCGCCTACAATGATTTGATTTTGAAGATGGGTCTTGAGAAGACTTGTGAACCTATCCATCATGGTAGTAAAATCAAATGGGTATATTTACAAAAGAATGGTTATGGTCTTGATGCCATAGCATTCAAAGGCGACGGCAACGATGCCGATGAATTGTTGGATTTTATCAATACTCACGTTGATAGAAAGAAAATGTTTGAAAACGAACTGAAAAGTAAATTAGAAGATTTTTACGATGTTTTAAAATGGTCGTTCCCAAATCCGTCCGTAAAAACAGCTGCTAACTTTTTTAATTTCGGAGAATGATATGAAAATTTTAATTCATAAATCAAATTTTTATGATGGTTTGAATCAAATATTTTGGACTGAGGATATTCTTAGAGAAGCGACTAAAATTATAGGCAATGGATACTATTTTGATGAATCTGATAAGTGTGTGGTTTGATGAATCGAAAAAATGTATAAAGTTGACTAATCAAAAATAACTGATAGACTTACAATTATAATATGAATACACCCCTAATCAATAGGCAAGCGGTTAAAAGAATGGCACTCGAACTGAGCAAGGCTCATAGAGCCGGAAAATTTACAAGAGTTAGCGGAGACTTCCTTATACGTATGAATTCAAGATTGAACGCATTCCTACAAGAAGAAGTTCACCGTCATCCAAGTATCGGAAAGACGTTAAAATAAACTATGACTAAAAAAAAGAGTGGCAAGGTCTTTAACTTTAAAGACCAAATGCGAGTTGGTGATAGGGGTGAAGCCGAATTCATCAAAATATACAAAAAAAAGTTGAACCCAGTTAAGAGTGTAGATGACCGAAAGATTGACTTCACTCTAAACAACGGTTACACAGTTGAATTGAAAACTGACAGTTATTCTATGGAGAAGACCAAAAACTTCTTTATGGAAAAAAATACCGTTTTACCTGATGGTAAGGATATTCCTGGAGGCCCGTGGCGTTCGTTACAACACAAGGTTGACAGATTTGTATATTATTACATAACAGAGAAAAGCTTGTTTTGGTTTGACCCAAAGATTTTGTGTGAATTTCTTGACAAATACATCAAAGAAAATAAACTGAAACCGATACCCATTCCGAACAAAGATTCCACAGGTAAGCCGTTTCATTCTTATGGGTATAAGATTCCACGTTCAGTCATTGCCGAAGCCGGCGTTTGTTTGTTTGAGGATAAAGTTAAGACACATTATAAAATTGTTAAACCTCCAAAAGAGCCTTGACATTTTACACAATGGGGTGGATAATACCTCATTATGGCAGACAGATTTCAAATATCTTACAAATCTATTTTTGACACTAAAGTAGATGCCTACGTCAACACAATAAACTGTGTTGGAGCTATGGGAGCCGGCATCGCCCTTGAATTCAAAAATAGATATCCAAGAATGTTTCAACATTACAAGGAACAGTGTTCTAAAAATTTGATTCGCCCTGGCGACTGTTACATCTGGCATACCGAAGACACTAACGATTCCCATTATGTCTTAGGCCTTGCGGTTAAAAACGATTGGCGTCACTGGAGCACACTCGAATGGTTGGAATCTTCAATCAAGTCTTTAAAACTTGTCATTCTTGAGAACGACATTAAATCAGTAAATCTACCTCTTCCGGGTGGAAAGAATGGTCGTAAAGGGCCGTATGGAAAAGTATTAGAACCTAAAGGATTAACCCCTCTCCCTGATAGGGAATCTTTGAAATTATTAGTAAAAAACCAATTACATCCATTTGCCAATAAGTTTGGAGTGGATATTAACCTTTGTATTCCTGATGAGAAAGTTATGAAACGAGAATTGACGTTAGATTCGTTTATGTAAAAATATTTGTCGTTTTATGTTTCGACATTATATTTATGTAATATGAACAATAAGATATTATGGGAAGAAAAAAACTCCACCGAACCAAAACCGAACTTCGTGAACAAAAGCGAGTCAGAGATGAACGATATTACAAAAAACACGGAGATAGAATCAAAAAAGAACGTATGCGAAAATACTGGGAAAATTTGGAAAAGAAATTGCCCTAAATGTGGGAAAGATATTAGTTATTCAACGAAATACGTTTTAATTCGGGCAATAAAAAGAAATTCTTTTTGTTCATTTTGTAAAGGTGAAAATATATCAAAATCTTTAATTGGAAAACCTTCTAAAATTAAAGGAATTCCATTTACCAAAGAACACAAAGACAGAATAAGTAAGGCCCTTAAAGGGATAATAAGAAGTGAAGAATCGTGTCAAAAGATGTCAAATTCTAAAAAAGGAAAGAAGGCGTCAGTAGAAAGTCGAATAAAACGGAGAATAAATAGAATTAAAGATTTAAGTCATCTTAAAAAATATAACCCAGTATATAATAAAACTGCTTGTGAATATTTTAAACAGTTGGAATTGAAAATTGGTTGGGATGGTTACTATGCTACAAAGAACGGAGAATATCATATTAAAGATTTGGATTATTGGGTTGACTATTATGAACCAAGTAAAAATATTGTCATTGAATGGGACGAACGACATCATTATAAAGGTGGTAAATTGAGGGAATGGGATGTAAAAAGACAAGAGGAAATAGTTAAACATCTTGGGTGTAGTTTTTATAGAATAAATGAATTGACAAACGACGGAGATATGTTAAAATTCGAAATCAAATAAACAAATTGAAAATATAAATAATTATGGAAAAAACAAAAATTGAGACTTTCATTCGCAAATACACTTTGGGTAACACAATAAGTTCTGTTATCTGGAGAAACAACAAGGATGATTTAACGGTAACGGCTATGACTTCCGATAAGAAGTTATTCGCGTCTGTCGAACTCAAAGATGCCGCCAAAGGATTTATTGATGGACAAGACGTGGGAATTCTCACTACTGAACGTTTGAAAAAGATGTTGTCCTTCTTGGATGAAAACGTTTCTCTTTCTCTTGATGTTGACGACAAGGACAAAACAAGAGTTCGTAAAATTTTAGTTGATGACGGCAAGATGTGTGAAGAATATGTCACATCAGAGCCTTCCGCCATTGACCCAGTTCCTTCCATGAAAAACATTCCACCGTTCGATGTGGAAATCAAGTTGACTCCTGAATTCTGTGATAAGTTCTCAAAAGCCTTCGCATCGTTGGGTGATGATGGTTCATTGTTCACAGTTGTAATGAATAAGAAGACCAAGAAACTTGACGTGGTTTTCGGTTACAAGTCCACAGGCAATTCAGACCGTATTGCTTTGGGTGGATATGTTACAACCAATGCAGGTAAGGATTCTATCAAAAATCCTGTAAGTTTTACGGCTAAGAATTTGAAAGAAATCATTTCTGCCAACAGTGACGTTCAAGATGCCACACTTCAAATCTGTGAAGCTGGATTGGCAGGCGTATCCTTCGACAAGGATGGTATCAAGAGTCAATACTACTTGGTCAAGGTTGAAGTGGAAGATTAATAATTTGTTCGACGGTAAACACACACAAACAAAAAGGAAAAACATGAATACTACAAATAGAGTATATGGTCTGTTTTATAAAGACCACGGAAATTGGCGTCGTGCCACGGCTAACGTTTATACGTTGCCTACGGCCAGCGAAACCAAGAACAGAGTCAAGAAGACTTTGAAGAGCCGTGTCATTATTCGCAGAGTCAAGTTCGTAAAATAATATGGATTTTATAGAAGAAAAAAGAATAGAGAAAAAGCCGCACGGACTTTGGGTAGAAAAATTTCGTCCGCAAACGATGGCCGATTACATTGGAAATGAAACTGTAAAGGAAACGTTCGCCCAATTCATCAAGAAAGGCGACATTCCACAGATTCTACTGTTCGGCCCCGCCGGAACAGGCAAGACCTCTTTAGCAAAACTTCTTACAAAGAATATCAACTGTGACGTGATGTATATCAACGCATCAGACGAAAACAGTGTTGACGATGTGAGAACGAAGATGAAGGGATTTGCTTGCTCCGCGGGCTTCAAACCTCTCAAGGTTATCATTCTGGACGAGGCAGATAGGTTGTCACCAGAAGCCCAAGGTGCCTTGAGAAATATGACCGAAACCTATTCGGCACATACGAGATTTATTCTAACGTGTAATTACGTTGAAAAAATCATTTCTCCGTTATCATCAAGATTACAGACATTTGAAATCAAGCCAGTCTCTAAAAAGGAAGTGGCATTAAAATTGGTTCATATCTTACAGAAAGAAAACGTTTCTTTCACACAAGAGGATGTAATTTTCATGGTAAACACTTATTACCCTGATATCAGAAAGGTAATCAATTTTGCCCAACAATCATCAATCGAAACGGTTGATGAAGAAGGCAAGACTTCTTTGAAGATTAAGATTTCCAAAGAAAATGCAGTAGAAACGGATTTATTAAACAGGTTGACCGATTTGTTAAAGAATCCACAGCAACCTGGCGTGTTTGACGAGATTCGTAAAATCACGACAGAATTCGATGCTTCGTCACTGGAAACCGTGGTTTGTCACCTTTTTGACAAGGTTGACGACTATGCCAAAGGAAAAGAAGCGTTAATTATATATGAATTGGGTGAACTTAACTGGCAAATGCAGTTAGTTATACCAAAGGTCAGAGACATATCGTTTCTGGCGTGTATTTACAAAATACTAAAACACTTAAAATAAAGGAACAGTTATGGAACTACCAAAAAGAATGCCAGCAAAAACAGAACATCGTTTGATTCTTGGAGAATTTTACGATATGAACAAGAACAAGCAATGGTTCGATAGAGCCGAATTGGTTGAGTTACACCCCAACCACATGAAGCCTACAATCGAAATCTACTGTGCTTACAACCCTGTATTGGAAATGAAGGACATCCTTCAATTCGCTTCAGGACATAACATCGCAGTCGAAGTGATTGCTCGGTCAAATCAAGGTTAATTGATGAAAAATCTGTTACATAAGACGAGAACGTATCTGGTCGGTCAGATGCAATACATGGATGGTTCGTCGTGGAGAGAAAAGGTATCCAAATCTCTTAGTGAGATTGGAGTGACCATTTTCAATCCATATAACCACCCATTCGTTAATTCCTCAAAAGAAGATAACGATGCCAGACAGAAACTTAATCAGTTAATTAAAGATAAGAACTATGACGAAGTAACCGAAGTCGTCAAGAAAATCAGAGCCGAAGATTTACGATGTGTAGATTTGTGTGACTTTGTTTTTTGTTACATTAATCCGAAATACAACACCTGTGGAACATGGGAAGAAATATTTTGGGCTAATAGAATGAAGAAACCAATATTTCTGTGTATCGAAGGTGGAAAAGACGTATGCCCACTTTGGATGTATGGAGTATTGCCACACAAATACATCTACTCGTCAATTGACGATGCCCTGACAGTAATCCACGACATCAACAGTGGCAAGAAAGCCATTGATTCTGATAGATGGAGACTATTAAGAGAAGAAATCAGATAATATGCCTTACATAAAACAAGCCAGTAGAGACATCTACGACAAAGAAATTGCCGAATTGGTTGAAAAATTGACTGATTATGGAGCAAACACACCACCTAACGTCGGTCATCTAAATTACGTTATTTCAAAGTTGGTGTGGGGTATTTTTGAAAAGAACGGCCCTTCATACACTCTTGGAAATAACATGATTGGTGCATTAGAGTGCGTCAAACAAGAGTTCTATCGTCGCCAGTTAGCTTCTTACGAGGATTTGAAGATAGTTGAGAACGGTGATATAAAAAACAACTCTTAACAATCCTCTTTCTTTTAGTCATTCCTATACTATTTATAGGGTATGGCAAAAGAAATCATTATAGAAAACGGATTTGAAGGTGCTCCTGGTGGTGCGGGCAATTTGAGTTACGGTGGTTCCTACGGAACACCTAACAGTAGCACCCAAGACCCTTCCAAATTTTCTTCGTCAGATAAGACTACAAATCACATGGCCTCCAATACGGAGTCCACTTCTTCTGCAATGATGCAGCCGCCAGACCGGCCTGATAGGATTGGTCGTAATTCAAATACCATCAGCACAACGCCAGACACAGGCGATACTGTCAAGATACCGAAACCAAACACGGTCAGTCCTGACACCCAAGGCGATGTCCAAAAATCTCAAAAACCTCTCGACCCTGAAAAGGAACTTGACCCGAAGGTTGACCAATTGTTTCAGAAAAAACAAACTCCATCTCCTGATGAAATCATGTCAGCCCTTCAATATGAATTGGGTAACATGGTAAAGAAGGACAAGTTTATAGCGAAACAAACCGTTCTCAAGAACATGAAGAACGACCCACATTATTACAGTAGGCTTGATATGTTAAACATTGATGACAAAAAAATGAAAGTAGATGAATCTGAAAATAAAGATACATTTTCCAAAACAAAAGCAGTTCTTGATGAAATGATTGAATCAAGAAAGAAATCTGCGGCAATCGCAGCAACACCAGAGTTAAACCAAATTTTCAAGGACTTAGCTGCTCGCAGACGTAGATAATTTTGTCCATTTTAACATTCCAAACCAATATTTATATCTTATGAACTATCGTGATTTCTACAAAAATAAAAAGGCAACTGGCAAAGACATTCAAAGTCTTATCCCAGAGGGCGTTGACTCCAAAGAATTTAAGCGAGCCATTGCTATCGAAAACAAGTCCGTTAATGACATCTACACTTCTGCAAAGATTGCTAGTAAGAATCTAAGTGAAGATGTTAATTACTATAAGAAACTTCACGAAGAGATTGGCGAAGAAGAAGATGCCATTGAAGGTGATATCGACACTGCCGAAACTGATTTTAATGGTGATGTTGCCGACGACTACGATGATAACGGCGGCCTTCCAAAAGTGGGTGGTGCTCTTGCCGTCCCTCACGTTGGTCAACCAATCATGATGGGTAAGATTATTCAAGTCGGTGGAGAATTTGGCAAAGGCCCAGCATCCGGTGAACAATCAGGCATGACCAATTGTGCCGGTGTAAACAAAGACACAGGTGGTGTTAAAGTTACTCCAGTTAATGACAAAGAACCTATTACAGCAGGTGGAAAACAAGTCGATAGTTCAATCGCTTCCAAATCTGTTGGTGGTTCTGTTGTTCCAGGCGAAGGTCAAAAACAAGGTGGCCCAAATAGTCAAGGAACTATTGCTGCTACTGCTAAACTCAATGAAAACAAGAGAAAACTTCGTGGTATTGTCAAAGAAGTCTTGAAAGAAATCAAGTATGACAAAGCATCCGGCAAATGGGTAAAGATTAATGAAGAAACCGTCAATATGAAGATGGGTGCTTCATACAAAACAGTTCAACCAAGACAATACAAGGTGATGGATGATGATACAGCCAGAACTAATCAGTATGAGCCAGAGATTACTGAAATGTATGATGACGAAGAAGAATGTATGATGAATGAACGTTACGTTGAGTTGGCAAATCAACAACGTAATTTGAGTGAAGCCGAATTGGCAGAACTAAAAACCCTTCGTGAAAAGATTGACCATGTAAATGCTATTCGTAAGAACTACGGAGCATCACACGGCGGAACTGAACCAAGTTTGTATGAAAAAGATGACAAATGGATTCAGAAAGCGGTTAATCCAGAACACAAGGGATATTGCACGCCAATGAGCAAGCCGACTTGCACTCCAGCACGTAAAGCATTAGCCAAAAGATTCAAGAAGGGTTTAGAAGAAGATGGTATGGAACACCCTGATGATGCACGTGAAAGACAAGAATTTCAACGTGGCATTGATAAATACAATAGAAGAAATCCACAAAGATTTGAGTGTCCTACTTGTAAGACTCCAAATGCTTTGAGCGCCGACCAAAAAAGAAAAGGATATCAATGTGACCGTTGTGCTGATTCAGAAGAAGGAGCATTTCAGGAAAATGTTGACATGAAGATGGGGCCATCTTATAAGACGGTTCAACCAAGAATGTATAAAGTATCGGATGATGATGTTGCTAGAAACAATCAATATCAACCTGATATGAGTGAAACGGCCAGTGAAATTGATGTCACGATGGATGCTGAAGAAGGTATGAATGAAGCCGGCAGCGGTGATGTTCAACACAGTTCTTACAGAACCGTTAAGAATGGCAATTTGCCACAAGACCCAAAGACACGTTGGGAAAACGACGTAACAGAAGGTCAAAGCAAAGTTTCTAAAACCATTGCCAAAGGCCAAAAAGGTAAGAAATCAACCTTTTCTCAAAGTCTAAAACACCAAAAGCCAAAGAAAACGACTAGCGGTGTTCACAAGAGAAAACCTTAATTTCATGTGGGCACAAATAAATCACAAAATAGACTAAGCGAATACCGTCGCATAATGATGCAACGGGAAGGGCTTAGTTTTAGTGATTACATGGATGATAGTGTTCCTGCTGATGTAAAACCGTCATATTCTCTTACTCCTATGGAGGAATCCGATTTCGTCGGTCATTCTGACATTCCAACACAATCCAAAGATTTATTCAAAGGTCTTTGGGAAGGATATGATAATAATGTCCTTAAAAATGGTGATATGTATTGGATGGATATTAACTCCAAATTTTGGAATACAAAAAAGGTAGGTAATAGTCATGCAGTGTGGGCCGTGTATTATTTGTTAAAACAAAATGTGGAAGATTATGGAGACGAACCAGTATTAAGATTATTTGATTTGGGGTTTATTAGAATAAAAGTGGTTGATGATGAAATACAAATAGAACATTCTACAAAAACACAACCATCTCATTATCAGTT